TGAGAAAGGGCCGCGCCAAATTGATTGGGTCCATGTTGATATAGCTCGCGAACTACGGTTTCAAGATTTTCGCGAGTCTGCTCCCCAACTTCCATCTCCGGGCACTTTGACATCCAATTGGTAATTTTTCCAATCGAACGCAAGTCCAGAGGGGCCTGTATGAGATGGGGATACTCATCGTGTGGGCGGAATCGTCGTTTAAGAAACGTAACATCATTATCCAATTTCTTAAATTTGTACTTCTCACCGTCTTTGGTGTCAGGCGTAATGACTATCTTGCGCGAAGCAAAGAAAGCCTGTAGAGTCTCAAAAGTGACATGCTTCTTGAGATCTGCATGCACGGCCAATAGAAAGTCGTCACCGTAAATCGCCATTCGAACTAGCTTGAAAAGTTCCATGGGCGACAGGTAGATACCTTCCTTGATTAAAATCGAACGAATCGCTATAGCCAAGTACTTTCGGTTGACGTCACTATTTAGAGGCGCAGTGATGGGAACGCCAGACGGGATTCCTTGCTCTTTTTGGTAAAGCAAATTACCCGACACGATGTTTGAAAAGATGAAAGACTTCATGAGTGTTCTTCTAGCAACATCATCCATCGTCGAATGGTCCAAGAAATGAGCCTTGTACCAGACATTAATGTCTTCTGCTGCGTCTTCCATCAGTCCGGGGGCCAGCTGGCCATCATATTTGGAGTAGTCACCGGCAATAACTTCATCTCCAAAATGTCGCAGGTAGTCACGTAGAACTGTCCAGTCGTGTCCGAGTGGATTTGTCCCAACTTGAGTCGAGTGATTAGCCCGATGCTTGTACATAGCTGCGATGTAGCTCCCGAAATATTTACGAGTCAGAAGAAGTATTGGGAGGTCCAACGAATTGAACAACCTAACCTTCCCTGCGCGAACCTTTTCGATGGGCAGAACTTCATCCTTCATATGCTGCCCCACTCGATAAAATGGTACCACGCCTGCTCGAAGCTGGCCTTCATAGACTTCGAGATCTCTCTTAAGGTGGCGACCTCCTTGGTTATCTTGAATCACCAAGGGAGAGTTCTCATAATCCTTCGGATCTGCTGGCGCTATGAACCAGCGCTTGCCACGCTTACCTTCCTGCACTAAAGGTCTATACGTGACTCCAGGTATGGACGAGATATTGATGCGATCAAGGCCCTCTCCAGTGCCAAAACCATTAAGCATCTCGAATTCAGTTAAAAGTGACTGCCTATTCGAGGGGCCTGCATCCATTATGCAGATTTGAGAG